GCCGCCATTCGTATGAATGAAGCTACACGTTTGCATCAGCAAGTGACCGAACGTGCAGCGGCCGTGTCGGCAAATGAGGCTGCCCTGGCACAACGCGTGGCAGCAGCACCAGTAGCACCAGAAGTACCGGCAGTACCCGTTCACGCGGATCTGACGGAGGAAGACCTCTTTGATGAGGCGAAGGAAATCTTCAGCACTGCCTTTACCGGCACTGAGGAAGATGCTGCTAGAAAGCTGGCGAAAACCCTAGTCAAACTTCGTGGATCTGTTACCCCTGTGGCACAGGTGCAACCCCGAGTGGACGAAATGGCAATCGTCAGAAAGGCAGCAAAAGCGGCTGTTACGGCAGTGCAAAATGTCCAAAAAACTAAGGATGTTCGATCTGGATATGTGAAATTCCAAGAGGACTACCCTGAAGTTATGGCTGATCCCGCACTGTACAAAATGGCTGACGACATGACAGACGGTATTGAGCAAGAGCATCCCGAGTGGTTGATCTCTCAAGTCATGGACGAAGCAGGAAAGCGAACACGCGCATGGGTGGATAAATTGAAGGGCATCGAGCCAGCTCCTCCCCCGGAGAAGCCGCTCGACCAACCCGTCGATCAAATCCCCGGTGCGCCACCGCAACCTCCGACCCAAATACATCGTCAAGATCGAAAACAGGAGCTAGTTAGGATACCCCCTGTCGCCAGCGCAGCTGTGCATGAGCAACAAACGGAAGAAGTTGAAAAGGAACAGACACCGGGAGAAGCATTAGCAGAGTTGAAGGCAGCGAGGGGGCAACCGACCTAGCATTTTTTTGAAGCTAAGGAGGTATTGTCATGGCCGGACAAGTTTGGCAGACAAACGCTTTGGGTGGCTTCATGTGGTCACCCAATCTGAGCCGCAAGCTCAGAACGGCTTTACAGCCAATGGTCCGCTTTCGTCAATTCTGTGATGCCCGCGAGGCATTCGGAAAAGGCAAAGGCGACCTGTTTAACTGGAACATTTATTCGGACGTTCAAGAGCAGGGTGGAACCCTGAATGAAACCGATGTAATGCCCGAGTCGAATTTCACAATCACGCAGTCGAGTTTGACGGTGACGGAGTTCGGCAACAGTGTTCCATACACGAAGAAGCTGGACGACCTGAGTGAGCATCCGGTAACGGAAATCATTCACAAAGTCTTGAAGAACGACGCCCGAAAGGCGCTCGATTCAGCTGCAAATGCGCAGTTCGAATTGACGCCGATCCGCGCGGTAAGCACATCGGCTACGGCCATCACGTTCACGACCAACGGAGTACCCTCGGGTGTTCCAACGGACGCGTTCAACGATGACCACAGCAAGATCATCGCCGATGAGCTGACTGAGCGGGATATTCCAACATTCGACGGTAACAACTACATGGCTATCGCTCGACCGACCACCCTTCGTCCGTTGAAGGATTCGCTCGAGTCTATCCATCAGTTCGTTACTGAAGGTTGGCATGTCATTATGAACGGCGAAAAGGGTCGCCACGAAGGCATAAGGTATTGCGAGCAGACGAATATTGCATCGGAAGGTTGGGCTTTATCCGATGGCATTTTCTTCTTCGGCTCCGATACTGTCGTCGAGGCGTTTTCGATTCAAGAGGAAATTCGAGGCAAGATTCCCACCGACTACGGTCGTTCTCGGGGTGTTGCTTGGTACGCACTCTTGGGTTACGGGATCGTCCACACTGATGCTGTGCAAGCTCGCATCATCAAGTGGGACTCAACTGAATAGGGAGGTAAAACCATGTCACAGAATCAAAATTTTTACGGTGACGCGGATAGCCGAACCTATCGGTTTCCCGCCGCAACTCTGTCGGCAGCTGCAATCGTTGGTCGCTTTCAAGGGCCATTAGGAAAAGTCGGTCGTGTTCGAGGAATCGAATTTATGACCACAACCGGCATTACGGTAGCAGCAGCATTGGTAACTGTTGGCGTCAACGGAGCAGTGCTCCCGGCGTCGATCTCCATCCCCGTAACAGCAGTCAATCTCGGCGGCGCTCAATCCGCAGTCGAAATAAAGGCTGCCGGCGCGGAAGAAGATGAAGCTGGTGGAGTCAATGATGTCGAACTGACGGCAGATACTACGATTGAAGTCGCAAGCGATGGCGGTCCGACAGCCGGCGCAGCGGATTTGATCGTTAACGTCGACTGGTTCTAACGGAGGTAGATGCCATGAAACATGGAGTAGGTAGCGGTCACGGTAGCGCAATGTACGGCGGCTTCAAAGGCGAGTATATGGCTCCCGCGCACAAGGCATCAACGGTTCGAGGCTCGTTTATGAGTGATGATTCCGTTGGAGTTCGTTTTGGTTTAGGCACCAGAGCGGATTTCGATAGCGAATACATCTTCGACTTCGAGATCAACAACCAAGTGTCTAACTCGGGTAATCCCCGGCAAGCGATTGTCGGTCCGCGTGGCACTAAGTCGATGCAGGAAAAAGGTCACACGTTCACGATGTGCTGATCACGGCGGTCCGGGGCTTCGGCCCCGGATCTCTTTAACCGGAGAAACGAAATGCCAAAATATAGATTGCCCGTTCCGAAGATGAGCGAGTACACGAATGACAATCTGATCATTGGCCCGAACATGGTCGATGAAGACAACATGGAATCGAGTGTCGAAGCTCAATTCAGTGCGATGGCCTGCATCGAAGAAGGATGCTCTGGCCTGAAATCAATCGACACGCTGTATGAGAATTTCAGCCAGGATCATGTTGACGTACCTCGCAGTGCCATACCTGAACTTGCCGTGGGGCGATCAGGTGTGCCAAACCATGAAGGCACGGATAATCCCGGGCCGATTGGTACGGATCTTGAAAACTATCCACACAGGAAGTATTGAAAATGGCTAAGAAGAAAAAGGTAAAGGCGAAAAATGTTTCGCATACGAAGGGTCAGGAAAACGTCACAAAGGAAGTCGATGTTCTTGTGACTGAATCAGATCCGTTGCCAACACCGCCGTTAGCAATCGCGCCCGAACCAACAATGAAGACCGTGGGGAAAGGCGGGTTTGTCGAAACTCTCACTAAGACTGAGTACGACAAAAAGTATGGCAAAAAGAAAAAGAAAAGCTAAACCGGTAGCGGATCCGCTCGTTCGTGTTCGCGGAGGACCGCGAGGGCGAGGGTTTCGTATGATTAAACTTTCTGATTGGAAAAAAGAAAAGGCACAAGGCAGAGGAAGACAACGATGAAAGTATTCGACCCCGACAGCGATTACCAAAAAAGCCGCGATATAGAAGGAACTGTTCGCTACATGCAGGATGGCTATGTGTTTTCAGCAGGCTTTAATTATATCGGCAAGCTCCCGAAATCTGCGGCCAGCAAACCGGCTCGCGAAAGGGAACAAACGGTAGAACAAAAAAGTGCGAAGGATCGTGCCAGTGAAAAATTGAAAGGATACAAGGAGCCGGAAATGCCGGATGAAGTGAGGGATGCTCTGCAGGAAAACAAAGCGGCTTTGGATGCGGAGGAACACGCTGAATGAGTACCTATCTGGAATTGACACAACAGCTGCACCGGGACGTAGGTGCAGCTGGTGTCGAACCACAAGCCGTGACCGGCCTATCCGGAGAAGCCGAACGGCTCGCCGGGTGGGTTAAGGAAGCTGACAACTATGTGCAGTTGAAGTGGGTGAACTGGAAATATCTCTATCAGCAGTACAGCACTCCGACTGTCGCAAATCAGCCGACTTTGACCAAACCCGCAAATCTGAAATATTGGGATTTCAAAACATTCAGGATCATCGAGCCGGGTGATATCACCAAGAATGTGCTTGAAGCGGTTGAGTACGACAGCATTAAAACTGACATTTTGACGCCGATATTGGATGTTGATATCCCAAGTCGCGCCATTGTTTTGAACAACAACAATCTGCAATTCGATCCAGTACCGGACGACGCATACACCATCGAAGCAGACTATTACGACAAGCCCACCTTGTTGGCGGCAAACTCAGATGAATCCCTCATCCCCGAGGAATATCATCAAGTGATAATTGGTCGGGCTATGATTCTCTATGCAAATTTCGAAAATGCTCCTGAGATAAAAGATCAGGGCGAAGAAATTTACGTCGAGCAGCTGGCCCTTTTGGAAAACGATCAGCTGCCGAATCTGCAACATTCACGATTCAATACCGGAGCAATGATCGAAGTAATCGCACAGTGATGGGGTAGCGATGCCTGATCTGATTTACCCACGACAGGGCAGAGTGCGCTCTCGTAGAAACACTACGAAGACGCAGTATTATCCGTTGGAGGGTGGCCTCGATCTCGTTACGCCGGCACTTTCCATCCCTCCTGGTCGTGCGCTCGCGATGGTCAATTTCGAACCGTGGTATCAGGGCGGTTACCGTCGCATTCCGGGCTACGAACGATTCGACGGACGCCCGAAACCTTCTGACGCGTCATTCATTGGTTTTGAAGTGGACGATGTTAGTGGCCTCACGCTGCGTGATGTGATCACTGGCGATACTTCTGGCGCCACCGGGACTCTGATCGGCATTTACGACGACGCAGGCGTTATACCTTCGTTCGGAACTGACACCATCGGTGTGACAGAGGTCGTCGGCACGTTTCAAGACGCCGAAACCTGTAATGGCGGGGCCTTTCTTATCGAATCAGCTCCGGTTGAACGGTTCGCATCTACGCCTTTCATTGAGGAAGATTTTCTGCTCGAATCCGAACTGGTACGCCGGGAAGATATTTTGGTTGTGCCAGGAGCAAATCAAACGAATGCGACATGGCAGCGTTTGGCTGATGTGCTTGCGATCCGCGATAACGTCGGTGTGACTGCCGGGATCTTGCATACCGCCAGCGCGGCCGGTTGGGTAACTGCCGGCATCACGATGGCCGACACGATCCGCTTCGATGCAGCCTTAAATGATGGTCAATTTGTTGCTGAAGGCGATACTCTGACCGGAGCCGCAAGCGGAGCAACCGCGACTATTCACCGGATAGTTTTGAACGGAGGTTCGAACGCGTATGACGGATCGGGTGAGGGATATTACGTCCTGACGGGTATTGCGGGCGGGCCGTTTCAGAACAACGAGTCATTGGAGTCTCCGGCCGCGACTGCGGTTGCGACTGCTGACGGTGTGAATTCGACATTTGCTTTCTCTACTGGCGGCATTTATCAATTCCTCAATCACAATTTCTTCGGTGGTTCGGCAACCTTTCGAGTTTACGGATGCAACGGCATAGATCCGGGGTTCGAGATTGATGAAAATCTTATCGTATCTCCGATCCTGATGCCGCTCGATCCGGCGACGGGATCCCCGCCGACCAACAATACGCCGTTCTTGGTTGAGGAACATCGAAATCACCTGTTCTTTGCATTCGAAGGTGGATCTGTACAGCATTCGGTTGTAGGTGAACCGCTGGTGTTTAGCGGCTTTCTCGGAGCAGCTGAGTTCGGCATGGGCGACGAGCTGACGAGCATGAACAGCGTCGTCGGCAACGTGTTGGTAATCTCATCCACGCGTGAGACTCGCGGCCTGTTCGGCACAACTGTCGCAGATTGGCAATTAAGGATCGTGGCAGAGCAATCCGGATCGCTCCTGTTCGGATCGCAGAAGATCGACACGGTTTACTCGCTCGATGATCTCGGCATTACCAGTATCGCTCGAACTGAGCAGTTTGGTGACTTCATAGCATCCACGGTATCGCAACAAATTCAACCGTTGGTCATTGCAAGTCGGGACCGATTTACCGATTCGTCTATCGTGCGCGAGTCGAACCAGTTCCGAATGTATTTTACTGACGGTAGTTTCCTGATCATGTATGTCCCGGCCGGCACACAAGTGGAAACACAGGTTCGCAGGCGAACCA